GCTGACGATTCAATAGCAACAAGTATTAAAAAAGACGTCACAGAAGAAGTAAAAAGATTAGACAAGATTACAGAATTAGAAACACAACTGGCACAATTAAAAGCACAAGAAAAACAAGAAGCAACTCTAGATGATAAAACTTTTAGAGAAACTTTTGTAAATGAAATTACATCTTATGTCAAAGAAGCAGATGCTAGTGAATTAGCAGAACTTTATAATTCATTTTCTGCTAACGAAGTAGAAGTTAGAGAAGATACATTCTTAATCAAAACTCCAGAAACTAAAGAAATAATCGCTGACGCCGAAAAAGCAGAAGTCAAAGATGATGAAGTTGTACAAGAACAACCGGCAGAAGAAGCATCAAAAGACGAAACTTCAAAAGAAGAAGAAACCAAAGAAGTAGAAACTAAAGAAGAAGAAACTAAAGAAGAAGCAGGAATTAAATTTACTAACGATCTATCAGAGAGTAAGTAAAATGAAAATAACCGAAGTTGTAGGAATCACTGAACAGGAATTCGAACAACTAGCAGAGAAACAAGACGCCTGCTATCACAAAGTAAAATCAAGATACAAAGTATGGCCTTCAGCCTATGCCTCTGGTGCTCTAGTTCAGTGTCGTAAAAAGGGTGCGGCCAACTGGGGTAACAAAAGCAAAAAATGAGAATCACAGACGTAATCACAGAAAAGTGTTGGAAAGGCTACATGAAAAAGGGCATGAAGACCATGTTCGGCAAACGTGTGCCTAACTGTGTCAAAAAAGAAGATGTAGACTTCTGTGTCAACTGTGGCGAATTGGTGTTCGCAGAATCACTGAACGAGAATCTAAAAAAATGGTTCAAGGATAAATGGGTACGTTTTGGTCCAGATGGAAAAATTAGAGGCGATTGTGCTAGAGGTTCTAGCAAAGAAGGCAAGCCTAAATGTTTGCCAAGAAGTAAAGCAAACGCATTGGGCAAAAAAGGAAGAAAGTCCGCGGCAAGCAGAAAACGTAGAGAAGATCCAAGCAAGAACAGACGTGGTAAAGCCAAGAACGTCGCCACTAAGAAGAAAAAATAAATACTAACCATGACTATACCAACAAATTTTAAAGATTACTACAAAAAAATAAGTGATCTCAATCCAAGAGGTCATATCAGCTCTAGAGAACAGATTGCTTCTCCTACGTCTGCTGGTTCACGTGGACTAAAAAAATTAGATATGTTTACAAACAGCCCGAATCAACTGATGAAAGGTAATACATCAGACCCTACGATTGCTAGTAAGAACATACCTGTTAATACATATAAAAAATAATTGCTATTTTAGTCTTCTTGCAGTATAATATATAAAAAGGAGAAAATTAATGTCAGTAAGAAACTTCAACGACGCAGAAAAACAAAAAATAATACAAATTATTAATCAAGGATCACAGGTACTTGGTGAAGTAGATGATTTAAAATCAGGACTCAAGGACACAGTGAAAGCACTTGCAGAAGAACTTGAACTAAAACCAGCTATAATCAACAAAGCCGTAGCGATTGCACACAAAGACAATTATAAAGGTGTATCAGATGATATGGATCTATTGGATTCTATCCTAACTGCCGCAGGCAAGATCTAGTGTACAATCTAATAAAGGTTTTTTGGTTAACAAGTTATAGAACAGACAAAACCGCTTTTTACTACGAACTAGTTTCGGTAGTATTCACAATAGTAGGATCTTGTATCTTGACTTTTACCTCACCAGAGCCTAATATGCAATATGTGTTTCCGATATATCTAGTTGGATCAGTTACACTTGCAGTGGGATCATATAGAAGAAGAATCATATGGACCACTGTATTGGCATCATGGTTTACAATAATGAATGTAATAGGTAATATAAAAGTATTTTTTTAAATGAACAAAATTAAAGATAACATAAGTGATTTTTATAGATGGGTAAAAGGATCGGAACTGGTCGAACTGGATGACATTGATGTATCAGAAGATCCAGTAAGACCTGAATTAACCTTGGGCTGGCGTATAGTAAATGGCAGAAAAATATTTGGTTTGAAGTTTAAAGAACAAATAGAAGGAATTATTTGTGTTGCGTTTACTTACGACATCCCAACTACTGTAAAGGAACTAGATATGATGAGCGAACTTGCCCACTTAAAAGATCAAAAGAAAATTGCAATAGCATACACAGTATGGAGTAGAAAGAAAGGCGCAGGAAAAGAGATAATCAATAAAGTTTTAGAATATGCAAAAAAAAACAATGTAGAAAGAGTTGTAACATTGTCACCATTAAATCCAATGGCAACACATTTCCACATAAGAAACGGTGCAAAACAAGTTTCTATAAACCAATCAACTCAAAACTTTGAATATAAACTATGAGTTACATAGATGCATTTTACAAGAGAGAACAAGATAAAGTTTACGTTGTAGAACGTGACTCAAAAGGTCAAAGGAAATTTATTGAATATGATGCACGTTATCTTTTTTACTACCCAGATGCTCGAGGCAAACACAGAAGCATATTCGGAGAAACTTTGCAAAAAGTTCAATGCAGTAGTTGGAAAGAATTTATTAAGGAACAAAGAATAAGATCTAACAAAAAACTATATGAGCAGGATATTAATCCTATATTTCGTTGTTTGGAAGAGAACTATCTAGGAAAAAATGCTCCAAAATTAAATGTAGTGTTCTTTGATATCGAAGTAGACTTTGATCCAGAGCGTGGATATTCTACCACAGATGATCCATTCATGCCTATCACCGCAATCACTTGCCATTTAAGTTGGACTGATCAACTGGTGACTTTTGCTGTGCCACCTAAGACACTAAACATGGCAGGTGCAAAATTAGCAACAGAACGTTTTGATAATGTAATGTTGTTTGAAAAAGAGAAAGACATGCTTGACGCTTTCCTAACACTGATCGATGACGCTGATATACTATCAGGGTGGAATTCAGAAGGATATGATATACCTTACACCGTGGGCAGAATACAAAAAGTATTAAGTTCTGACGACACACGTAGACTGTGTTTTTGGGGTGAAAAGCCAAAAAAAAGAATATTTGAAAAATATGGTAGAGAACAGTTATCATATGATTTAATTGGTCGAGTACACTTGGATCTTTTAGAACTTTATAGAAAATACACGTACGAAGAAAGACACACCTACAGATTAGATGCTATCGGCGAACATGAATTAAATGAAAAGAAAACTGTGTATGAAGGATCTCTAGATTCTCTATACAATAATGATTTTGGATTGTTCATAGAGTATAACAGACAGGATACTGCACTGTTGGCCAAACTAGAAAGAAAATTAAAATTTATAGAACTTGCAAATGAAATTGCACATCAAAACACTGTGCTACTACAGACCACAATGGGTGCTGTGGCAGTAACAGAACAAGCCATAGTGAACGAAGCACACAGACGTGGTATGATTGTGCCAGGCAGAGTCAAGAGAGCAGAAGGCGAATCTGTGACAGCGGCAGGAGCCTATGTAGCAATACCGAAAAAAGGATTACATGATTGGATTGGCAGTTGTGATATTAATTCATTGTATCCGGCAGTAATTCGTTCTCTTAACATGGGACCAGAATCAATTGTGGGACAAATACGTCCAGTTATAACATCAGCTGAAGTCAATCGTGCTATACATCAAAAAAAATCTTTTGCATCAGCTTGGGATAATCAATTCGGCAGTTGGGAATATGAAGCGGTAATGAAGCAGGACAAGGCTACAGAAATTATTGTGGATTGGTCAGATAATACTTCTGTAAAAATGTCAGCGGCACAACTGTATGATTTAGTATTTGAGGGCAATAATCAATGGATGCTATCTGCGAATGGCACTATTTTTACATATGAGTTTGAAGCAATTATTCCAGGACTGCTAAAAAGATGGTATGCTGAAAGACAAGAGATGCAAAAAAAAATGCAAGATTGTGGAGACAATGAGATTGAAAGAGAATTCTGGGATAAAAGACAGCTGGTTAAAAAAATTAATTTAAACAGTTTATATGGAGCAATCTTAAATCCAGGTTGCCGTTTCTTTGATCTTCGTATTGGACAGTCTGTTACACTCACTGGTAGATGTATTACAAAACACATGGCGGCAAAAGTAAATGAAACTATTACTGGAAATTATGATCATCGTGGAGATTCTGTGATATATGGAGATACAGATTCTGTGTATTTCTCAGCGTTTAAATCTTTACAAAAAGAAATACAATCAGGAACTATCCCATGGGAAAGAGAAAATGTTATTGCTTTGTATGACAAGATTGCACAAGAAGTAAACGGATCGTTTACAGGCTTCATGACCCGGTCATTTCATTGTCCAAAAACTCGAGGAGATGTAATTGCGGCAGGTAGAGAATT